ACGCATATGGCACTAGGTACTGGTACATCTGCGGCGGCGGCTGGTGACACGGCTCTCGGTACGCAAGCAGGCTCTCGTGAGATCCTCGATGCGACGACTGTTACCAATAACACTATTAAGTATGAAGCGGCTTTTGAAGCTGGCGATGTTACTGGTGCTATTACTGAAGCTGGGGTTTTCAACGCGGCTAGTGCCGGGACTATGTTGTGCAGGGTCGTATTCAGCCCAGTCAACCTATCAGCAACCGATAGCATCTCGGTCGATTGGACGATTACGATCTCAGCGTCATAAGGATTGAGCGATGTCAACGATCACCACTAGAGCCGGGAAGGGTTCGCCGCTTACCAACGCTGAGGTAGATGATAACTTCACTAACCTCGATACGGATAAGCTGGAGAGCATTGAGAATGAGTCGTTGTCTGACTTGTCCAACGTCAGAACAACACTCCCGACTAACGGTCAAGTGTTGGCATTCAATGCATCGTTCGGTAGCTGGGAGCCGCAGGATGCGAGTGGTGGCGCGGCAGAGATCAATGATCTTACGGACGGCTTCTCTAATGGTGCAATTTATCAATCTCTTTGTCTAGGCGAAAATGCCGGAGCAGGCCTCAATTCTAATACAACCTACACCACTTGTGTTGGGTACAATGCTGGGCTGAATACAACTGCCAACGCCAATACACTTATCGGTGCTAATGCTGGCGATGCGTTAACAACAGGATTTTCAAATACTGCTGTAGGTTCCGGTGCGCTAGGAGCAGTAACAACTGGTTGGCATAATGTTGGGATTGGCGTTGGTGCACTTTACGGACTGACTGGGTCTGCAAGACTTAACATCGGAATTGGTAACTCCGCTGGCTACAACCTAACGTCAGGCATTAATAACATCAATATCGGTGATCAGTCGACTGCATCAAGTGCATCGATTAACCATGAGATCACTCTCGGAAATGACAGCCACCTCTATTTTAGGATTCCCGGTCTACAAGCCACTGCGTCGAATGGTGACGTTTTAACTCATAACGCAACAACCGGACGGATAGAGCTAACTGCTCCATCAGGCGGTGGTGGTGGCAGTGGTGATATGACATGGCAAACTGCATGGCCGTCAGACCCAGCATCTGGAAACATTCCTATCGGTAACAACACCCTTACAACTATTCAAAATTCAGGCTACCGGAATGTTGCCATTGGGGATAGTGCCGCCAGACTCCAACAATATGGCGATGATGGAGTTGCGATTGGTTATCTTGCTGGAGAAACCAATGTAAGTTCAGCCAATGTATTTGTTGGGGCTTATGCAGGACGGTATTTAGATTCTGGATCTTATAATGTTGGCGTGGGCTATTACGCTTTAAACCGCAATTCATCAAATGCTAACTACAATGTAGGAATTGGGTATGCCTCCGGGAATGTAATTGAGACGGCGGATTACACTGTCATTATGGGCTACAACGCTAATCCTATAGATGGCGCGGATACTGCTTGCGTCGGGATTGGCGGTTATGCCAAGCCCGGTTTTTACTCCGTTAATATAGGCTATCAATCTGGATACTCCTCTACATTAGGTAGCGACTACAACACTTGTGTTGGTTACCAGACAGGCTATGACCTTGACGGCGGTGACTACAACTGTTTCATTGGTTATCAAGCCGGGTACGCAGGAGGCTCTGGGGCCGGGAATGTCGGGGTCGGCAGATCAAGCATGAGAAACTTGAATGGTGGCACAAAAAATGTCGGGGCCGGCGAGAATGCTGGTTACTACATTACTAATGGTTCACAGAATACTGTTATCGGTGCTGATGCTGGCGCTAGCGGGATCACACTACAAAGTGGGACTAATAACATTTTGCTCGGTTATCAAGCTTCTCCCACCTCCAGCAGTATAACCAACGAAATCACTTTAGGTAATTCCTCAATCACAAGTTTGCGGTGTAACGTCACATCAATCTCTTCACTTTCTGACGAGCGAGACAAGACAAACATTGTTGACATCCCTTATGGCTTAGACTTTATCAACGATATGCGTCCAGTTAAGTTTGATTGGGACAGACGCGATGGATCGTTTATTGGGGAAAAATCGGTGGGCTTCATTGCTCAAGATTTGCATAGTCTTGAAATCGAATACGGTTCACAGCATTACACAAACTTGGTTGATGTTAGTAACCCGGAGCGTTACGAAGCTCGCCCTATGGAAGCTTTCCCAATTATGGTAAAAGCTATTCAAGAACTTTCTGCTAAAGTCGAAGCACTTGAAGCAGAGGTTGCAATACTGAAAGGAGAATGACAAATGGCTGTCAATGATTTAGAACGTGATTTTTTGCGGATGCAACACCAAGCAGACTCGATCCAAGAGATTATTGCCGGGGTCAGAATGCGCGATGCCCCTGACGAAGAAAAGAAGAGTCAAGTCGGAAACTTAGTCCGCTATTTAGAAATGGAACTTCTTGATTCTAACTGGGTAGACAACGGGAAGGATGTTTCTGGATTGCAAGCTATTGCCGCTTCTGGCCGTGCTTACTGGTTAGGATAGGTGCTGGCGCCAATGCACTTAGTTATACTGGAGAAGTATATTCAGTAGACTCTCTGGAGGTAAAAAGTGGATAAGCGTACCGTGGCCTCGGCTCACAAAAGAATTGACAGCATCGAAACTCAATTAGTCGCGCACGAAGCGGTATGCGGTGAGCGTTGGAAGGAAACTATTCTGCGCATCAAGAGAATCGAGGGAGTAATGATAGCAACAGCGGGGAGCATCATTGCCATGCTTGTCGCTATCCTAATGAAGATGACCTAGATGATCTTTGAAGCAATCGCTGTCGGGAAGGTAGCGCTCGATGCTCTTCAGACAGTGCGTGGACTTCTTGAAGAAGGCAAGGGTATTGCCGAAGCTGGCAGAGACCTCGGTAAATTCTTTGATGCAAAAGAGAAGATTGAGGGTCGCATCTCATCTGGCAAGGCGGGTGATGAAGAGTTCTGGGAACTCGAAAAGATACGCGCCGCCGAGAAACAATTTTACGAACAGATGGATTGGTACGGTCGCGCCGGACTCAAGGACGATTACTTGAGATGGCAGAAAACGCGCAAAGAACTCAAAGAGAAAGAGCAGAAGCGTGAGGAAGCTAAGAGACTGGCTAGAAAAAAAGCCATACAGAATGGATTTCTTTATACTGCTGTCGGCATTGCTGTTCTCGGTGTGGTGGGCGGGGCCGTGGCCTTACTACTTTGGATTATTAGTCTTAAAGGAAAGTAGATGATCCTGGTCTTCGCGTTGATAATTGTGATTGACGGGAAGCCACAGCCACAAGATACATCGTACTGGTATAGCATCAATCGGTGTAATTACTTTGCTGAAAGGACCGGGAAGTGGCGTTACAATTACTGGACCAAGCGTAAGGTGGACGCCTACTGCGTACCCAAGAAAGTCAAGAAAGGATCTGTTGAGGTACTGAGATGAGTAAGATATTGGAGACCTATGATAAGGACAAGAATGGCGTTATCGATTCGGATGAGCTTGCTCTTATTGAACTTGAGGATCGCCGTCGTAAGATGGAAGATGAGGACGCTCAAAGAGATTCGATCAGGAAGATGGCGTGGTTTGCGCTCTTTGGTTTACTGCTTTATCCCAGTGGTATTTTTATATGTAGTCTTGTCGGACTTGATAAAGCGGCTAGCCTTATCACTGACATCGCAGGGACATACTTCATAGCAGTGTCCGCCCTTGTTGCTAGTTTCTTCGGAGCCAGCGCATATCAATCAAGGGGGACTAGCAAGTGATACAGGCATTGTTGCCCATGATTGGGGATATCGCTGGAGGCTGGATCAAAGGCAAGGCTGAAGAGAAAGCCGCCGCGTCTAAAGCCAGGGTCGCCAAGGCTGAAGCTGAAGCTGAGGTGATGAAGGTTGCCGCTACGCACGAGGCGTCTTGGGAAAAGATCATGGCCCAGGGTTCTAACGAATCATGGAAAGATGAGGCGTGGACCGTGTGCTTCATCGTGATAATTTCTATGTGCTTCATTCCGCACACACAGCCGTATGTTGCTAGAGGGTTTGAGGTCTTATCCACCACGCCTGATTGGTTTCAGTGGGCAGTGTACGCAAGCATCGCGGCAAGCTTTGGTTTGCGTGGAATGAAGGGGCTGAAGAAGTAAGTGAGGTATATGGATATGGACGTAGATAAGTTAAAAGACCAACTAATTCTACATGAAGGCTTAGAGCTAAAGAGTTACCAATGCAGTGCAGGATTCATAACGCTCGGGGTCGGGCGCAACGTCGAAGAGTTAGGCATCACCGAAGACGAAGCCAGATACCTTTTGGACAACGACATACTGAGAGTGACCAAGGAACTGGACGACAACCTCCCGTGGTGGAGGGACCTGAGCGAAGTACGCCAGAGAGTCCTAGTTGATATGGTATTCAATCTCGGTATCAGTCGATTCCTAAACTTCAAGAATATGATTGCCGCACTAGAAAGCGGGGACCATGAAGAGTCAGCCGCTCAAATGTTAGACAGCCGTTGGGCAGACCAAGTTGGTCAGCGAGCTACACGCCTGGCGACTGCAATGGTTGAAGATACGCTGGAGGTTTGACATGAGTCTTTACGAGAACATGAATAAGCGCAAGAAGAAAGGCACATCGCGCCCTGCGAGTGAGTCAACGATTAGCGATAAGACTTACTCTATGATGCGGCGCAAGACCGGCGGGTTTAAGAAGAAGGATAAGGACAATGGCTAGCTCTCCTGCATGGACTCGCAAGGAAGGCAAGAACCCAAAGGGTGGGCTGAACCAAAAGGGACGGGACTCTTATAAGGGTGGCACCCTAAAGGCGCCCGTAAAGAAAGGTGACAACCCGCGTCGCGCTAGCTTCCTTGCAAGGATGGGCAACATGAAGGGGCCGGAAAAGAAGAACGGTGAGCCAACAAGATTGCTCTTGTCACTCAGAGCCTGGGGAGCATCAAGCAAAGCTGACGCCCGTGCAACAGCAAGGGCTATCAGCAAACGGAATGAAGCCAAAGGTTAGCGCATCCATCTAGGGGCGCAGGTTACATCTACTACGATCGATGTAGGCCTTCCGTTAATTGCTCTCTTTGTCCATATCGGAACGGCACGGAGACCTGATGTCTCGCACTCCTTGATAGCATCAATAGTTTCTGATCTCGACATCGCATACAGCGTGTCCTCTAATACCAAAGTTTGATTTGGCGTTTCGCTCGTAGGCTTAGACGCCCCGCTAAAAGCGGAGCATCCTTGCACTGCGGCGCATATGAGCATGATTGTAATCATCTTCATTTTTTGCTCCGACTATCTGTGTTAAGTACAGCGTCTGGGTTGCGCAGGAATATTGACTGATTCTGAGGCTTCTTCCTGTGTTCAATGTCGAGCCTATGAATGTCCATCCTGTTTGCAATCCACGCCTGCCTCAATAGTTTACGCCAGTGATGTCCAGCTTGACCCATTGTCCCCACCTTGATTCCTAGCCTGCGGTTGCTGTCGCTCTTGCGGCTCATTCACATAAAGGTCTGCATAGCATGTCGCCGGGAATGCTTTGACATCACCCCCAGGAATGCGCTTCTTGATTGTCATCTGTAGTTGCATGCCGTTGTCATGCATCAGTTTATGAATCTGATCAACGATAGCCTCCTGCTCTGGGGTCATCGGATTCCTACGACGGGACGCTTCGTCCCATCCGTTATCCAATTGCAACCAGCACTGCACCTGATAGGTTTCGTTAGCTGGCATGTCGGCTTTAAGTTTCACTTCGGCTTTTGATATCTGCGCTCTTGGCATGATG